TTTTGCACCATCTCATTACCAATAGGATCTAAGATGTCGTCTGGTAAAATATCTGCTAGGTTATCAAAGTGATTCTCTGTTCCAGGTATATTTATAGCTCCCGGTTCAAAGTCTATTGTTGCGCCGCCGTCTTCTTCTGGTATGACCTCTATAGGTCCTTTTTCTTCTTCTGGTTCCTGAACTGCAACTTCTTCTGCTATCTCTTCTTCTGAAGGGATATCAATTTTAGTTCTAGTGTTCGGGAGTCCTTTTTCAATATCTGCCATTTATACTCCTATATGTTAGTACCACGTTTCATTAATGATGACAACCCTTGTGAGTTAGGGCCTGCTTCTGGTGGTGGACCTGATGAATCGCCTGCTAATTTAGCAATACCACCGCCTGCAGCTTGAAAAGGATCTATACCTGGTCTTGGTAAATTAGATTTTCTTTCAAACTCAGCCGCTCTTTGATCTCTTAATGTTTGAAGATAAGCATCAGCTTCAGCATCTATTCTTTGTAATTCTTCAGACAGTGCAGGTAAAGCAGTTGGCATATCCATGTAATCTGTAATACCGGGAGTCTTTGCAGCAACGTATCTATTAAGAGTTTCTGTCCCGTATTTATCTTCTATAAATTTTCTTTTGTCTCTTTCTCTAAATATACCACCAGCTAGCACAACATCAGCCAAAGCCTCTGGAACAGATGATCCTGATTTTAAATCACTTAAAACAAAACCACCCTCTATAGGAAGGGTTAAAGGCGCTAACGCTTTTAATGCAAGTCTACCTGTAGCTTTAGCTCCTTCTATAATTGGTTTTCTAAACTTGTAAGCACCAGCTGCTGCTGTGCCACTTGCAATTTTTTCTCCGGTTGTAAGCCCTGTTGCCTCTGCACCATCAGCTGCTTTCGCTGGAGTGGAAAGTTCTCTTATACCTAAATACCCTGCTGCAAAAGGTAGTCCAAATTTTCCAGATTTTTGTATAAATTTATTTACAGCCGCATCATACTTTGCAACATCTACTTTTGGTAGTTTAGCTAAA